ACTCATTAAAAGTTCTTATATAAATCAAGTACTCGTTTAATGTGGTCAGGAAATGCCACATTATTAGTTTGAGTAGTACTTGCTTGGTTTTGAATTGTTGCACCCGCTAAAGTTCGTCTTTCTTTGTGTTCGTCTTTTAAGTAATATGTAATAAGATCCATCACTGCAAGTTTTAAATCTTCTGGGCAAGTTTCATAGCCTGCTGTGTAAGTTACTCGAACAGCTCCGGGCCCCTTTTTCCAGTTTAAGTAGTGACCCGCTGTAGTTCTGTAAACAGAGTCTGTTGCAGCATCGAAATAATATTCGTAGTCTGCAGTAGTAAGCTCAACGTATGAAGCACTATATGAGTCACGTTCTTCTACAGATACAATTGTATTTACAGGACTTTCAGTAAGCTGAACAATATGTGTCTGCCAGTCTACATTTAATACTTCTATTTTATTTGTATTATAAAAGTCAATAATACTATTACCACAATAAGTTTTTACTAATTGACTCACAGATGGCACTAAAGAATTTAGGCGTAAATCGTCTTTCGGAGAATTTATACCCTCCGCTTCTTTATATTCTGCTACTGATACTAAATTTGCCATAATAATTCAATTAGTAAAAACTTGGGGGAGAAAACTCCCCCAGTTATAAAGATTAAGCTGTTGCTACAACTTTAACCGCTGAGCGGTCACCAGCTGCGTCAGCTACGAGTTCGTTGAAGCCCAGAGACTGGGTGGCAACAATTACACGACGCTGATTACCAACTTCGTAATCTTGCTCTACAGTTACACCGCGAAGACGTGGGATAACATAGTTACGGAGCGCTACAGCATAAGCTACAGAGGCACCATTTTCTTCAGTTTCGAAGTTATCAGAGATGATTACGGGCGAGCCGAAAACAGCACCGATAGTACCAGTAATTTTAGTAGCAATATCTGAACCTACGTCAGTAATATCAGCAAACTCAGGATCAGCAAGCAGATCGTAATAACGCTTCTGAGAAACGATATAAGCTACGTCTGCAGGCATAACACCGTATTTGCCCATATCTTTACGAGCTTGTAACAACATAGCAGCTGTCAAAGTTGCTGAGTTGCCTGCTGCAATAGTAGCACCGTCAAGGTCAAGAGCAGCACCGCTAGAAGCAGTAGCAAAGCCTTCAATACCAGTTATTGAACCAGCACCATTAATGATAGCATTATCAACAGCACGAGCGTGTGCACGAGACACTGAATCAACAAGCATAGGCATCAAGTTAACAAGTACTTCTTCGTCAACGTGATTGTCCATGAAAGTCTGAGAAATCAGACGATATGCTTGTAATACAACCTGGCTAGCTTGGAAAGTATTTGCAGAAACTTGAGTACGGTTTTCCAAGTTACCAGCAGTAGCAGGGCCAGTTTGAAAAACAGCAGTATTAGTATCAGTTTGAATTGGCAATACTTGAGAAGCTGTATTGATTTGAACTTCACGGAACAATTGAGCAGTACGCAAGTTTAATACAATCTCTTTCTCGATTTGACGAGATACTTCAGTCGCAATATTAGGATCAGTTGAATCATAAGCCATACCAGCTTTTTCAAACACTGCACGACCGAAATTAGTACCAGTGATACCTTTTCCAGTCATAACGCCTAATAAATGAGCGTGCATGAAGTCTTTACCCCACTTGCTCAAATCGCCATCACGTGACTCACGATCGCCGAATACACGCTTTGACTCACGAATCTTTGCGAGTTCGTCATTCTTCTCTTCGAGTTGAGCTGCAAAACCTTTGATAACTTCATCAATTTTTGCGTCTTTCTCGTTTAGTTTTGCTTGCAGGTCTCCCATCAAACGCTCTGCGCCTGACTCAATTCCGAACTGAATAGCTGACTTAACTTCTTCTTCTTGAGCAGCTTTCTGAGTAGCTTCTTCAGCTGCTTTTTCGTCTGCTTGTTTGCAGCTTCAACAGCTGCGGCTTTTTCTTCGGCTTGCTTCATTGCGATCTTAGCAGCAGTTTCTTCCGCTACTTTCTTAGCAAATGCTTCCAAGTCGATTTCTGGAGTATTAACTTCAGACATTTTGATCTCCTTTTGAGCGGGTTTCGCTCCGTCTGGTGAGTCACTAGCTACGCTTGATGCTTTGACATCTTCTTTAGCCAGGAACTGACCGGCTAGATCTTCACGATTGGTTGATTTAAAAGTTTTCTTGAACTCTTCATACTCTGCCATTGAGTCAAAAGATTTCGAGAGTGAGAAAGTAGCTGCCTGATTGCAAGGAACGGATACAACCGATACTTCAAACAACTCAGCATCCTTAATTTTGAGCCCGTCGGTTTCCTGAATATAATCAGCATCCTTGACTCGGAAACCAACAGAAAATGCTCCAAGGATACCTTCTTTAATAAGTTGTGCAACATGATCAGGCGCTGACTTTGAGATTTTTGCTTTGAGCTCTAATCCGTTTTCAGTTACCTTTAACCCCGTTGCACGTCCAATAGGTTTATCATAATTATGATTAAACAAAATAATTGGATTCTTTTCAAAATTTGCTAGACCACCTTTTGTCCAGGCTTCAGATGAGATAACATCATTTGCACGATCTTTGTCAGCAGTACTTGCCATACCGCAAATATGTACGCCTCCGTCATCATCTTCACTAAGTGCCTTAAAGGTAGATGTCAAATTAAAAATCTTTTCCATCTTATTTACCTGTCGTTACCGTTGGTTTTTTAACGGGCTTGGGTGCGGGCTGTGGTACTGCCTTTACCTCTTTTACTTCAACAGTAACTACTTTTGGTGCAAAAAGTTCGGGCCTTGCAATTTGTACAGCTTTTACTGCACGAGTCCAATTACCATAAGTTTTACGAATTGCACGTGGTAGAACTGGGTTTGCTACGAGTTTGATATACCCGCTATAAGCAACTATAGCAGGGAAGACTGTAATCGCTAAAGTCTTTAATTAGTCTTTCTAAAATATCTTTTCTTTGTCTAACCGACATTAATCGTCTCCTTCGTTTGTTTCTACAGGTCTTCCGCCTTCAGAGGGATCGACTGCACTTCCTGCAATATTTGCAGGTACTCTTAATTCATCATGCCCTTCTACTAGTTCAAATCCTAATTTAACTCGAGCTTCGTTTGGTGTAATAATTCCAGAGTTTACAAGAGAAGTATAATACTGAGCTTGATCTCGTAATTCTGGCTGAAGAGCTGGAATATTTGTAACATCTTCTGTAATATCAAACCCAAAGTATCTTTCAAGTGCAAAATTAAGCTTTCTTACGATTGGAAGAACAGTTTCTAAGTAGTAGAGTCGCAAATTTGGGCGAATATTTGCATTGTTTCCAGAATCTAATAAAATAGGCGGAACTCCAATCGCTTTTAAAATAATCTTTTCGTTTTCTGAAATTGCATTTTGAAAGTCAAGCTCTTTAAAGTTTACATTCGATATCTTATCAATCTCAATGCCACCATCTAAGATTAGAGGCCGTCGGCCTCCGGCATCTGGCTTATATCGAGCCTGCCAAGATAGAAGCATACGCTCTTTAATTTTCTCAGATAAAGTATTTGGAGACTTAAGAACAAGGCCTGGAACTGCACCGTTCTTAAAAAAGTTATCCTGAAAGCTTCGCATCCGCATCATTAATTGAATGGTTCGAAGAGCAGGACTTAGTCGAGGAACTCCACGATATATCGAGTAAAAAGAGTTTTCTTTTACATGGATAATCTCGCTTGGAGAATAGTCGATTCGCTCTTTGTAAGTATACTTTTTTACATAGGTTGCATCGTCTGCGTGAATAATCATGTCTGCCGCAGGTAAATGATAAAGATGCACTCCATCAAAGTAAATAAAGATGTTTCCATCAAGAATCATATCAATAATAATGTTTCTGCGAAACGTATTAATATCTTGAAATGGGTTTGGTTCTTTATTTAAAAGTAAATCGATTTTACTTCTTTTAATATTTTTTGCTACACTTAACCCTTTATGCTGCATTCCTACTCGTGTAGGTATCTCTGCGGAGTCATCGACAATCATGTTTACAGCACGATTTACAATTTCGATTTCTTCGTATGCGCGCTCATAGTTAAATGTAGGTTCACGAGAAGGCTCAATCTTATGATCGAAATAAGGCTGGGCAGGATTTAGCTTTTCGCTATAGTCATCGTCTATAACTTTTGTGCTTCCTCCGAATATATTGTTATACCATGCCATGTTTTT